CCAGAAGTTATTAGCTTTATCGAACAACCCGCCAATAGACCCAACGCCTTGGTTGCCCATCATCATTGGAGCGCCAAGATACATACTGGCAGCAGCACCGGCCAATCCACCAAGCTGCCCCATAATGCTAGGGGTTTGAGAAAATTCGCGTGACGTACCAGTTTTGCGTCCTGTTGAAGAAGTCCCATGTTGGGTAGCTGCAAGAAGCTGCATTAATTGAGCAGCATCTGTTCGGCTAATATCTTGGTTTTTTAGTGCCTGTTGCAGCTTAATCGCAAATTTTTCTTTATCCATATTGCGCTGATAATCACCAGCCGCAGCGCGAGCGTTATATCTTTGCAAGTCAGCAGCTTGACGCGCAGTGCCCAACGCACCCAAACCCTGTGCGGAACTCAGCCCAAGATTGGCGGCAAACTGTCGAGCGTCTTCGTTAGCTTTGAACGCATTCAAAGCGGTGTCGGCGTTGAGTCCGTAGGCTCTTGCACGGGCGGCTTCGTTCTGTGCAGCAGTGGCTTGGTTCAGCCCATACGCTCGTTCGCCAGCGCCAATATTAAACTGCTCCGCACCCAGACGACGGTCGATGTCGGTGTTGAATTGTTGGCGTCCTTGGTCAAACGCCGCAGCGTTGCCTCTTGCCGTGATGTCAGCAATGGTGTTAGCCATGTTCTGGTTGGCAAATGCAGCCTTCAGCGCAGCGCCGCTAGACGAAGGGCCGGCACCAAAAACAGCTTGCATTTGGTCTTGCGCGGCTTGTCGGCTACCTTCACGAATAGCCTGCTGCCGAGCCTGTTCAGTCACCGCTTCGGTATACGGGTTCATGTACTGCTTGGCATCTTCCGCCGAAAAGTTTCGCGGAATGTTAAGGCTCTGAAGCCCAAAATTACCAAATGCCTGCGGGGCACCGTAAGCTTCCGGGGCAGCAAGATTACCTGCTTGAAACCCAGCAGCGCGGTTGAACAAGTCCGACGCCTGCCCAAATTCCCCCGGTGCTTGCATTCCACGAATGCCGGCCCACGCAGCGTCTAAATCTGGATTAGATCCAGCAACGTATTGATTTGGGTCTAGTTGATTAAGTTTTCCACTAAACGCATTGGCTGCTTGGTCAGTTGCTCCGTAAACCGACTGTTGATAACGTGGGTCAAGAGTTGTAGAACTTGACGAATCTTCAGTCGATTCAGTCCTACCGGATTCTTCCATCCCGCCGCCAAATAAACTATCCCAAAAACTCATAACTTATCTCCTATCCCGCATTACGCAGGTAGAAACTTTTCAGCGTTGATTTCTTTGCCCTGTTTGCGATTTCCGGTGCGAGCATGGCGGATGCGATCCATCATCGCGTATAGCATTTTAGCGCCGGCTTTACTAGACCCATTACCAAGGTGGCTGACAACATCCGCTGGAATAACGAACTCGCCGTCTGCAAGGCGTGCAGGTTGCTTGCCATCAATGGTGGCTTTGATCGAATCACTCATGCCGTCACCGGGGCCGTCAAGGTAACCTTCAATAGGGGCGTCCTCCGTCGCCCCACCTTTTTCAAGTGAGGCAAGCCCATAGTGCGCCGCAGGCGCACCGCCCATCGGGTTCATTGCGTCTTTAGCATGAAGAATAGAGCCGCCCATAGCACGGCGAACAGTTTGCGTGCCGCCCAACTGCCCAAACATAGGAGTAGCCGCAGGGCGAGCGGGAGTAGTCGCAGGGGTAGCCGCAGGGGGCGCAGGGGTAGGCGCAGGAATAGCCGCAGGGCGAGCGGGAGTCCTTGGCCCAACGAAGTTGGGGGATGACTGACTAAGCCGCGAAGGGGCGGTAGGGGTAGGGGTAGGGGTAGGCGCGGCTTTTTTCTGATCCCCCGATACAAGGGAAGTAGGGACGTTCCCCGCTATATCTACTGCGGTCTGGAACGGATTAGACGCAGCGCCGCTGGTAGCGCCGCTAAACGCTGAACTGGGGTTACTAAAAATCCCGGTCGCTTTGGAGATCCCCTGATTGATGAAATTTGGGACACTACCAGCGGCTTGGATGCCGGGAATTAGCTGCCCCCCGGTGTAAGACCCTGCGGTGTTTAGCAAAATTTCAAGCGGGGAGCCGCCATTGACCGCAGTTCGTACTCCACCGTATGTCGCCGCTAACGCAGGGCCAACACCGGGAATAGCTCCAAGCGCAATCTGTGGGGCGAAGTCGGCTAGGAAGCTCCAAAAATCCTGCCCTTTTTTGGGCAGGGTGTGCAGGGCTTTGTAGTGCGCGGCGGCGATTTTATCGGAATCCCCACTAGCCAAAGCGGCTTTCAACTCCGGGGTAAGGACAGGTGTATATCCGGGCGTGTTCTTCCAATTCTGCTCGTAGTTCCGGGTATAAAACTCAGGCGTCAAACTGTTAACCGGCACCCACTGCCCCGTGCGCGGAGCGCCAAGAGACGGCACGCCCAACGCCGTGCTTCTGCCCTGCCCATTAAGGTTTGACCCCGCCCGAGTCTGAAACTCTTGAGCAAAACGGTTCATATCCTCGCCACGGTTGTCGGTTCCAATGGCAGCGTTGTTTGACAGCACATATGGCACCCCACCAATCATGGCGATACCGTTATTTACTGCTGGCGCAGCAGCCTGTGCGGCAATAGCCCGTCCGCGAGGAGTTTGAGAAATTTGAGAGCCGCCCCGAATTGCCATATTAAACTCCTACAACTGTGCAGAGATGACGACCCAGCGTGCATCTGCCCGTGAATAAATAAGCGTGACCGCCCCTGAGCCTGTCGTAACAATGTCGGTCGCCCCGGTGTTTGTAATAATGCGATTGGGGACGCTACTACTGGCACTTTGGTATGAAATCGTCATGGCGTAGGTAGTGGAATTAAACAGCGTCACTTGCTGCCCGTCCAACGCGGCGTAGACCAAAGCAGGGGTTGAATCATAAACCGCATTTCCGGTCAAAAGTCCCGTAATGGAGAACGTCCCCGTGGGGGATGAGATTCTAAAGAACGTAGCTGCGGGGATTTCAAGATTATTGTTGGCTCCATTAGCCACCGTAAGCGCAGTGAATGGCGTGACAAGCTGCCCAGTAGATAGGCTGTCTACGTTAATGCCCGCTTTAGAGTCCAAAATAGCAAAGTAAGTATCCAGCGACCGTGCAAAACGGTTGAAGAATACAGCGTCGTACTCTTTAGGGGCACTAGGAATGCGCGGGGCTTGCGTGTTCTGGAACGTCACACTACCCCCTTGTACCGTCTTCGCGCATATCAAGGCGCGGGGCGCCTAGCTGCCAGTTGACCCCCAACTCCGAAGACCCAATAGAAACTCCCATTTGGCGGGCACGGGCGCGGACAAACACCTGCTCTGTGTACTGTTCCACTGACACCGTAGTGCCCGAGCTACGGGTAACAGTCCGCGAGAAGTCCTGCCCTTCGGCGTTAGTGGTCATGTACGCAGCACCGGGGAAATTCCGGGGCGACAGTGTGAAATCCACACTGGGGGTAGATCCAGTCGCAGACCCCACAAAAGATACGTCCGGTATGAGTCGGCGCACCAACATAAACTTATTGCCATCAGGATCGAGGTCTACGTTGTTAGAGGTGATGTAGGAAGTCATCCCAGCTTCACCTGCATCCGTACCGTACTCATGGCTGTACAGGTAGTTGTCGTCTTCGCTTGCCGCCTGCGGATATTGCCGCAACGGGGAATCAGACCACGCCGTGCGGCTCATAGAGTCGGTGCAGTCACCGTAGTACCAGATGTCTTCTGCGTAATTATAGATGACGTATTTGTCGATGGTGTTGGAATTAGTGGAGCAATAGAACCACCAAACTTCATAAAACCGTTCGTTAGACGCGGCAAAAAATTGTTCTGTCTGCGCCCAATTGATGTCTTCAAAAACATGCTGCCGAAGCGTACACGCGATGGTTTCCACGCGACCGTTGTATGAAAGGAATTTATCCGTTCCCATCCAATAAAAAGTGTTGTTCTTGACAAGAACAGCATTAGGGCCAATAAGTGAAATTTCGTTAGAAACAAGTTTTTGCGAAAATACGTCAGTCCCTCCGGTAAACTGCACGGAAGTAAGGGAGGATTCAGTAAAAACCATGATTTCGTCCAAGTTTGCAACAGCCCGCAAAATGTTGGAGCCGGTTTGGACTTTTAAGAATCCAGCGGTGGACGTTACGGGAGTGGCAGGATCCCAGTTGGTGTAGTCGTCTTGACTCGACCAGCGCACCAACAACGGATCAAACGTAGTGGAACCCCCGCCATACGCCGTAGCCCCAAATGCCATCAAAATGCCGCTCTTGGGGTCAAATAAAATTTGCCCAACTTGGTCTGGGATTGACGTTCCCGTCAACGCAATCGCGTTTGTAGGAGATGCAGCGGGAGCCACCGTAAACGAAGTATCCGTATCCCAGTAATAGATCGGGCCGTTACGGATGTTAAAAAGCAAATCGGTTTCGTCAGCCGTTACGTTGTACCGCGACGCAAAATAAACAATACGAATAGGTACGGAAATAGCCGTTGCAGCGGCAATGCCCCAGCCAGTAGTTGGCGTGGTGCCAAACCCACCCCACGGAGGAGCGCCCCAACCTACACCAGACGCCGCAGTAGAAAACCCGGAATGGATGTAGAAAAACGCCGTAATACCTGTGCCGCCACCAGTAGTGGCAGAAGTTGCTGCGGTGTCTACCGTGATGGTAAAAGTGTTGGTCGTGACGTTAGAAATAAGAAACTGAACGTCGTTAAGACTGGCAGCGGGTACGCCACCAACCGCAGTAGCCCCAGAGAAAATTACATAATCCCCAGCTAAAGCGCCGTGTGTGTTAATGGTGACCGTGACAGTAGTAGACCCCGATACCGTGGTGAAGCAGTTGTCGGTGTCTTGAGGAGTTGATGCCCCCGTGTAAGTAGCACGGAGCGGGGTGATGTCATGCAGCGTCTCGCCGCTCTCAACATAAATTTTGGAGCTAGTGCCAAGCGCAAGGAAGTTATAGCCCGCCGCTGGAAGCCAGTTAAACAACGAGCGGCAAACCCCCAGATATGAGGTCACCGAAGCTTTTGTCCAACCGCCTATTTTCTGCGGAAAGCCCGAAAGAAACCGAACCTTATTGGACTCCCACCAACCGCCTTCGCCTGCGTAGTTGGTTTGGTCTCGGTTTACCCCCGGCTTGAATATCAGCTTCTTGAGGGGCATTTACTTTTCCTTGCGGAAAATCTCGATTGCCGAGATGACAGCACCAACAGCTAGACCAATCTGCTGCATAGCCTCTGGGTTGACCCCAACGCCCATCGTGCCCGCCATGATAGCGGCCCCGCGCCAAGTGGAAGGTTCCCGCGCACGATCTAGGAAAAACTTAAGATTCATAGAGGCTCCCCCTACGGAAGGTTAATCAGGTTCTCAGCGATACGCCGTGCCCACCCTTTACCATATTTATCAAAAACCTTCAACTCGGTCATGAATTTAAGGCGCTGACCATTGAAAACTGCGGCGAGCTTGTACTGATCCATTGCCCGCACCGCAGCCAACGTCCCCTGACCGATAATCCCGTCGTCTTTAACTCCAACCGCCCGCTGAAGCCACTTTGCAGCCTGACCAACACCGGAGTTCACCGCGCCGTCAAACACAGCAAAACGCACCTGCTTAGGAAGGTCGTCGGCGTGAAGCTTGTCCCAATAGTCCCGGCGGTAAATCTGCTGCGCCCGTTCAAGCGTCAGATTTTGAATGTCCTCCATCGGGTACGAGTTAGCAGCAACGCCGTACTTGGTGCCCAACAATTCGCCGATACCCACCTTGCCACCAGTCCAGTTGCCGGGGTCATTGCGGTCGTCGCTGTAGCCGCCTTCGTGACCGATAAGCACCTTGAAAGATTCCTCGAAAGTCATTTGTCTACCTTTGAATCAAGTTTGTCGAAAATGCGGGTCAGCATCTCTTTCACCTCGCGGATGTCAGCGCGGTAGTCTTCACGAGAAACGTAAGTGCGGGGGATGTCTTCTCGCAGGCGGGAAAGGTCAGCGCGGAGTTCGATGCTGGCCTCCCACACGGAACGCCCAAACCATCCAATAATTGCCATCACAACACCAAGGATGATGTTAAAAAGTGTTTGGTAGTCCACAGTCAGTCCTCTGCGTCTTCGCGACGTTGGTCAGTGGCAATCTTGATACCGGTAATCAGGCCAATGAACCCGCCAACGATGGTTTGAAACGCGGGGAGTACGGCTTCAAAGATTTTGTTGTTGTCCACTTTTTCGTCAAACAACCCAATCATCATTCCGCAGACCATTGAGACTAAAATCAACGATAGCGTGATCGTAGCAATGAGGGTCACCCAGACCGACAACTTCTCATTCGGGCTCATTACTTACGCCCAAGGTAAGCCATCAGAAATCATTGGATTTTTTTGCTGTTCAATTTGCACCGCTAAGTCAGCGATAAAATCATTCATCCGCCCTTCGCGCATAGTAGAAGTTATCCAGTTAATAACCTCGGCTTCGGTCAGATCAGCAAACGGAATGAAATCGGGGGAGGAAGGGTCTGGGTTAGTTCTAAACTCCCCATACAGCGTCGCTTGGAACCCATCTTCTTCTCCAAAAAGCCGCCAATGAACCGCAGTTACTCCCCCGTCAGACGCTCTACGAGTAAGCTGTTCAATTTTCCAATAAGTGTTCATTGGTTACCCTTCGATTAATTTTTGATTTTGATTAGCAATAGCTAAAAACAACTGTTGAGTGTTATTGCCTTGGGAAACCATTTCGTTCCTAAAACTTTCTACCGCCGCTCCGGTTTGGCGAGACTGTTGTGAATTTTCAATGAGCAGCATTGGCATCCACGCAATGGCGCAGTTCCATTCGTTGACATCCTGCCCAGTATTTGGATTTTTACCTATGATCTGAGAAAACCACGCACACTGAATCCCAACGCAATCTTTTTTAATTAACGGGCAAAAACTACCGGGTTTAAGTTCCATTATGAATCCTCAATCTTTAGACGCAATAATTACGTCAACATATTGAACTGCTAAATCCATAGATGTTCCAGTGTAAGTAAAAGTGCTAGTTGCAGTGTGGGTGTGCGAAGACACGGTGGTATCCACTTCAGTGGAAGTGGCTACGGTTGCAGAAGTGGAAGTAAGTGGGGATCCATCTTCAATAGTAGACCCAGACCCAATTAGGGTTCTTGTGTAATCATGTGAATGTGACAAAAGACCATACTGCGAAGTCGAAAGAGTAGTACCAGTATTCGTGGTAGCCACGGTTCCTGTAATAGTTTTTGGGGCAAAAGCTGTAGTGAACCCAACAGTACCGCCAGTAGTAGCAGTTCCACTAACTACTCGTAATCCATAGTTATTGTAAGTTGTAATCTTAGTCCAACCAGTTGGCGCGGCAGTCTGTTGGAAAAGAAGTTTTGTTCCAGACGGAAAAGAAGGGGATTGAGTTTGCCAAGTTGGCGCTGCGCCAGCGCCAGCGGAAGTTAAATATTGCCCAGACGTACCCGCAGAGCCGCTAAGAGACACCGCGTTTGAAATGGCTACCGTAGTAAACGCCCCAGTGGTAGCCCCAGTAGCGCCTATTGGCCCGCTAAGTCCCCCCGGCACCGTCACCAACCCCGCAGAATTAATGGTCAGTCGCGCAGTAAGCGTGCTTGCGCCGTCTGCCGTGGTGGATAGCACCAAGTTTCCCGGCATGTCATTAGTACCGGGGGTGGCATCTACAGACGACCGAATTTGCGCGGTGGGGAGAAAATTAGTCCCGTCGTAGGCGGAAAACGTAATAGTCCCTGCATTGTCCCCACTAACTACAGTGGTGGGGGTGGCTAGTGAGCCACGAGCTTTGTAGAGATCTAACGTAGTCCCGGTGGAATCCGTACTGTTTCGACGGGATAAAATGTTGCTAGTAGGCGCAGAAGCAGAATCTGAAGTGAGCGACAAACCGGCAGACGTAGACCCCGGAGCCGTCGTAGCGCCAATAACCACCTGCCCGGAAGCGTTGATAACAACCGGCGTAGAATCAGGATTAGCGGAGTCTTCCACCAACAGCGCGTTACCGGAGCCGGTTTGCGTGATACGCAGGGCAGGGGCA